CAATCCGGAGGATTACGGCTTGTTCAGTCCTGAACGGGTTTCCGGGATGGCCCCTGTGACACCCAAAGATTACCGAGACCATTTTTTAGATCAATTAGATAACACTGACTTCTTAGTTAACTTATCGGACATACAAATCCATCCCTATAGATCCAATGATCAGATCTGTCACGGATGGTTCGACATATTTATAGAACTCTCGTCCTTTATCTCAGAAGATCAACACAAACAGGAAGAAAAGAAAATCAAGGAAAAGATTAAGAAACTATATCACGCAAACCGGAATTTAGGTGAACACCTACACGCAATCCATTTCGTAAGAAGGAAACCTTTATTACTCATTGGAAATATCGATATAGACGGTAGCATCTCTCCGGAAAAAACCTTGATCGCCATTTATACGGAGGCGATTCAATTATTCGCACCGGGAAGTCATTATACAGGTAGCGCACTTCCCATATACAAGCTTTTCAAAGGGATCAAGCAGATACAAGGGGTTCTATCGATACACTCTTTGGAATTTCAAGGTTTTGAAGAGGGTGAATACGCCTATACATTGGCATTATCTTCCCCTGAGCAAATCAAGATACGACTTTACCAAAACCAACAAGCGGTAGAGATTAATGCCACAAAAGTATTGAATCGTTTGCATTCGCGGAATAATATCAACCATGCAATACGAGAACAGAAAAAACAAGCCAAATCGATCCTCATGGACAGTCGCCATATTCATCTGAATGATTATAGCGTCACAAATGATTTCCCAATTTGCTACAAGGACTCGTTTACCGATTCATTCAAGGCATATCTTTCTATATTCGACCATCTCTTTTCGGAGGGACATGAAGAAATGAATCATCTAAAAGATTGGATGGCCTTAAATATGGAAACACCCGGTTCCGCTTCTATGGAACAAAACAAAGATCTGCTATTGGATACGTTGGATAAAATCTACGGAGAAAATAGCAACCAGCCTTTTCTCCGCTACTCCCATAAAGAGATAAACCGTCAACGAAGAGTCCGGTTCCTGCGACAACTACCGGAACTTATCCGGGACCGGTATCTGGGCTGTAATCTATTCGACGCAGACTCCCTTTCCGGATTGGAAAGATATCTCTATTCCATACTCGGATGGGAAGATGCGGAAGAGCAAATTTTCATTCTGGAAAACATACTCCTGCATTCACCGGAGGCGACTGATCATTCAGTCCCCTCCCGGGAATTTACCTTAACGGCAATCCTCTCGCAAACAGAACGTACGCAGCAACGGCCGGATTTTCAGCTTCGTCTTGAAGAATTCTTGCGAGAGAAGATACCGGCACATCTACGATTCACGGTTCATTGGCTTCCTCCGAAAGAGCTAGCCCTATTTGTCAAGGACTATAAGGCATGGAGAAAAGCTTGGGCCGATAATGACAACAAAGAGATTGGCCGCACCGGAGAAATCTTAAAGAATAATCTGATACGAATAAATATCGAACTTTAAATTTACCCTTATGTCAACCAGATATCGAACTACCTACCACGGCATTTTATTGGGCTTATTACTTCATGTAATCATGGCACAAGCCGTTAACGCCCAAAGAAGTCTCTCGGAGCGATTGGATTATTTCCGGAGTTTAGGAGAGCGGACCGAGTTGGAACTGGAAGAGATTCGTACCCCGATCGTCTCTTACCAGACTCTTATGGACTCGATCACCCAGCGTATCTTAACGGAACAATGCGGTTATATCGTTTATCCCGCTGAATTGGGGAATGCTTTCACTTTCGTAACAAACCCGGACGCAAACCAAGCGATCTCACGTTTGGGTTATTTACAGTCCCCAAGTTCTTTATTACCCGATCATGTAGAGCAATGCGCATATACACCTTGGCTGTTCGGAAACGAGTTATTAACCGCATCCAAGAATAAAGCCAATGCGGATCCTCTCTGCCGCTTCTTCGATGAAAAGCTTGGCCCAGTCAAAGTAACGCAAGCTTTGTGGTATTATTTCAATAAAAGAGAACCGGAAAAGATCTTGCCTCCCCCTACCGTCGAGAATATGTATTTCTTCAAAGGTAAAACCGGAGATCTGGATAATATGCAATCGTTGCTCAACTCCGATAAACAAGGCTATATCATTTGCCCCGTATGGACAGAAGACGTTACAGGAGTTCTGGACAATCCGGACGAGAATCCCTCCATCAGAGGAAGCGGAACGATTGAGTTTTTCATCAAGGAAGCTCCTCTTTCCATCGCTCTCAACATTACGCCCTGGGAAGAAGACGCCATCGGATACAGGGAAACCGGCTTCATCCCATTCGTCTACGACACCACTTACACGCAGGCCGTAAAGAACTGGTTGCTATCCGTGCGTGAACTGCGCCCCTCCACGGTTCGTACGTTCTTCTGTTATTTCGATAAACGTAGCAAAGAAGAGATCGCCGCACAAAAGAAAAAGGGAAATTGCAGTATTCCCGTATTCAAGGTAGATGGCGCATCATCGGAAACCGAACGCCTATCCGAACGTCTAAGCCAATACAACCAACGAGCTTTTCCGATCGTACCATATTGGCTGCAATCCGTATATGAGCAATTACCGGCAAACCTTATCCGGAAATTCAGCCGAATGGAATATCTAGGGTATGTAGTGGATACAGAAAGCAGGCAACCTAGCCAAGTAAGCGACTGGCAACAACAGGAGTGCTTGATAGATATGCCCGTTTATTCGGATACACCCGTCGATTTACTAGTCCTATTCCGAAACTCAAAAGCGACGAATGATTTCTTAAGATCGAAAGAATCCCAGATGGCTCTTTTAAATAACTTATTCACAAAGGGTACCGGTACGATCAACCGAAACCCGTCTCTCCGGAAACTCAACGGATTGACTCTTTACTTCCCTGATTTCGATTTTAAACTGGAGAACCGGAGAGAACTTGTACAATTCGTGAAGTCCACTAGTTTCGTAATTGATTCCTTTTGCGTGGATGGTAATAAAATATATAAAAACTACGATCTAAATGTCATATTCCCTATCAAGGAGAAAAAACATATCGGTTATCTATCCATTCTATTGAAATACCAATTGGTAGACCGCCTTTGTTTCGTCGATTACGATGAAATGGGCGTTCCCGTAACTACTTGTGAAAATCGAGAGAATAAGCAAGAACCAGTACTCAAGATGGTCATGTATGAGGAAGAATGCGAGGTATCCTTACTAGATAATCTTTTCAACTCTTTATTCTATTTGCTAAATCCTTTTCCGCAAGGCGAGCAACTCACCAGTTGCTCCGATGATCTGGCGCAACTGGCAAATACGGAATTCTCCAACCCGATGCTTATTTATTTCGTATTGGGTGATATATTCCTATTTCTCATACTATTAATCCTAATCACCCTGTATATGACATCCAGTAAGTTCTACATGTTGGCACAACATTATAAGCGATATGTCTTGCCTCTATTACTGGTATTCATATCCGAGATCGTATTGGTATTATACCTAATCACCAATATCGTATCCTCACGGGAAACTTTCGATATATGGACTCAAATGATACTGTTGGCGCTCCCACTCTTCTTTTTTCTCTTAATCATCGTACCGATCGGGCACCGGGAAAGAGAGCCGTTGCCTTAAATCACCACCGGCCCTCTTTATTCAATTCCCGGCGGATCGCCATAGATAAGATATCGGAATCTAGCCGGGGAGTGTCTTGCTTTAGCAACCGAAGGGCACAACGCCTGATCACATTCGAGATGGAGCCACCCGATAACTCATAAGTAGCTGCCATACGGATCATCTTGTCCGCATCCGCAGGTAGCCAAGAAGAGGGAAGCATTCTACGCCATAATTCCTCACGTAAGTCTTGATCCGGCATCGGGAAATAGATAATAGACTGGAAACGACGGGAGAAAGCTTCATCAATATTACTCTTTAAGTTTGTGGCTAAAACAACGGTTCCCGGGAAATCCTCGATCCGTTGCAGCAAATAAGCGATCTCTTGATTCGAATGGCGATCATTAGAAGTGTTCGTCGAGGTTCGTTTACCGAATAAGGCATCCGCCTCATCGAAAAAGAGAATCCAATTCCGGTTTTCCGCTTGGTCGAATACATTCGCAAGGTTCTTTTCAGTCTCGCCGATATATTTGGAGACAATCATGGAAAGATCGATACGATATACATCCATCCCGTTCTTCTTGCCAATCAAGGTTGCGCAAAGCGTCTTACCCGTTCCCGGCGGGCCATAAAACAAAGTGCGGTAACCGGCCTTCAAAAAACGACTCAATCCCCAGTCCGAAAGGATGACCCGATGACCCGTAATCCAATTATTTATCTCCTCCAACTCCTCACGCACATAATAAGGCAATACGGCATCTTCCCAATTCAAAGCCGTACTAATCCGTTTGGCCGGAAAACCCATATTATAGTCCGGCTTATATTCTCCCTCAAAAGATAAACGGTACAAGAAATCCTCCGATATACGCAGTTGTCCGCTCAAGAACGGTTCACCATTCCCGGCTCCTTCCAAGCCAACAACGTGATACATATGGAACCAATGCTCCTCACGAAATAGACGAACCACTTCCAGACGGCGTTCCACACGATCGCCCGCCAACAGGAAAACGGCCGTCTCGCCCGTTGGCAAGAATCCTCCGTGCGATAGTCCTTTCCAACCGCCAAATTCCGTATAAGGACGGTCAAAATTCTTATTATGCACAAAGAAAATATCCAACACCTGCGGAGAAAGATGAGGCATTAAGGCCAACATCAACACCATCCACTCATCGAAAGTAGGATCAACCTGTTCCGGCAACAACGCCTTCCAAAGCGGTCCTGCCTTCGGGAGTGGGATATCATAGACGGAAGATAAATCGCACTCCTGCCGGAAATACAAACGAATGGAGACATCCAATACCCGCTGGAACCAATCGATCCACTCGTTCATAAGACAGAAGCAGCTTTAGCACCCATCACATCCGCCTCGTGTTCCAAGGATAAATCATCGTTAACGGCCATTCCACCTACCTCGGTAGTAGGCTGCACACGTCCCTCGGCTTGCTGGATGACGTGTGTCAACTCATGTCCCAATAGCTGCTGTCCGGCAGACGTATCCGGTTTGAATTGTCCCGGGGCGAAATGGATATCCGTACCTTGCGTATATGCCAAAGCCCCAACCTCCGGCGCTTTCGATGAATCCGGGTGTACACGTACCGATGAGAAATCCGTCCCGAAGGAAGACTCCATGCCTTGGATTACATGATCCGGAATCCCTGTCTGGTTCTTAGTTTGCCGTTGGGCCACAAATTTTCCTTGAAGAAGCTCATCCTCATCTTCCACATCCCGCTGAACGGCGAACTTACCTTGCAGCAAATCATCCTCATCCATTGCGTCACGTTGCATAGTTTCCACCATTTTAGCCTGCAAGGCAGATTGTACCCGGTTATCTTCCATCAATTGTGTTGATTCACCTTTACGGTTTTGAAATACCCGCGAAGGTCCTTCTTGAATCTGTATCCGATCCGCATTCATAATGTTATCTTTTAATGTTATTTACCGCCACTTTACTCTAAGTATTTTTTCCATCCATGGAGTTTTAATGAACCTGAAGTTCCAAGCAATCGAATCTAACAAGACGTCAAAAGCTCTCTCCTCGACCGTTAGCGTCCAATTATTCTTCTCCATCTTTAACACTCCCTTTCAATAAGAAAAAGCGGCGATTTTTAGAAAGTATAACATAAAGGTGATTACGCTCTCTTAATCAATGTATTAATGGGAGAATGTTCTGTTCTCGTATTGAATAACGACGCTGCAAAAAGCATACTTGGGCGAGAGTATCGTTACTTAATCGTTACCTCCCGAAAGGTGGGAAAAGGCAGGTCTCAACAGGCTATTTTTCAATATCTTGCGTTGTTTTTCATATCCTCTGATAACTCAATAAATAGTAACTTTGTAACAGTAAAAAATTGAGTTTATGAGGAGTACATTCAAAGTTTTGTTCTACACCAAGAACCAGTCCATTAAAAATGGCCGTGTTCCTGTCATGGGCCGTATCACCGTCAACGGTACGACGGCGAGTTTCAGTTGCAAGCGCGACGTTCCCCTTGCCCTTTGGGACGCCAAGGGGAACTGCGCCAGGGGCAAATCCGACGAGGCACGGCGGCTGAACCAAGACCTAGACAATATCAAGGCCCAGATCGGAAAACATTACCAGTACCTTTCAGACCATGACTCGCTTCTGACAGCCAAGAGAGTCTATGACCGCTATAACGGCTTCGGGGACGAGGTACATTCGCTGATGGAGATTTTTGACAGCCAGATAGAGGATTACAGGCGGCAGATCGGCAAGACCAAGGCGGAAAGCACCTATCGGGGGCTGGTGAATGACCGCAAATGCCTGCTTCATTATCTGAAGGACAAGTTGGGGGTGGAAGACGTTCCGCTGGCATCGTTGGACTTAGACTTCATCAAGGGCTTCTATAACTGGATGTTATCCGTGCGGGGACTTTCCAAATCCACTGCCTTCGAGCGTATCAATACGATGAAATGGCTGATGTACAAGGCCGTGGATGACGGATGGCTCAGGAAGCATCCGTTCAAGAAGTTCGAGTGCCGTCCGGAATACAAGAAACGCCCTTTCCTCTCGGAGGAGGACTTGCTGCGTCTGCTCCGTGTCAAGCTGAGTTACAAGCGGCAGCGGGCTTTCCGGGACATGTTCGTTTTCATGTGTTTCAGCGGTCTGGCCCATGCCGATTTGAAGGAGCTGACTTACAAGAACATCCATACTGATTCCGACGGAGGTACCTGGTTGACGGGCAACCGTGTGAAGACGAAAGTGCCTTACGTGGTCAAGCTGCTCCCGATAGCCGTGGAACTTATCGAACGGTACCGGGACGTGAGGGAGGGCAAGGACACCCCGGACAAGGTGTTCCCGGCCGGAAACCGCAAGACGATGGAGGACAGCCTGAAGCGTATCGGTGAGAAAGCGGGCTGCAGCGTCCGGCTCAGCCCGCATGTCGGCCGCCACACCTATGCCACCCTGACCCTTACCAAGGGTATGCCGCTGGAGACCCTGCAGCGGGTGCTGGGGCATAAGAACATCCTTTCCACGCAGGTTTATGCCGAGCTTATCAATCCCAAAGTCGGTGAGGATACCGACAAGGTCCGCGAGAAAATCGGCGACATGTACTGTCTTGACTGTTAAAACGGGAAGGCGGGGGTGTCCGAACGGATTGTTCGACACCCCTGCCTTTGTCATGTTCCGGGCCGTCTATCTGGCGTACCTCCTGTAGTTCCGGTAGTTCTTCCGCAATGTCTCGTACAGGACACTTTCAGGATACAGTATTTTCCCCCCGATGGTGGTATAGGGTATGCCCCCTTCATCACGCAGTGTCTGCAGGGTCCTTTTTGAGATATGCAGCAGTTCGCACACCTCTTCCCCTTGCAGGTAATGCTCGTCCGCGATGGTGGGACGTATCCTTGCCGTCGCCGCTTCCACCGATCTGCCGATCTTTTTCATCCATCCGGCCAGTTCCTTGAACTCTTCCGAATCTTTTGTGATGATTTCCGCCATTATTTTCTTCTTTTCTTAATGAGACCTTCTTCCAGTATTTGCCGGATATCCGCTTCCTTGTAAAAGCATTTCCCTCCGATGTTCGAATAAGGGATCAGCCCCCTGTCCCGGTGGTTCTGCAGGCATCTTTTGGATATGCCAAGTGCCATGCAGACTTCCTGGGCGTCCAACCACTTCTCCGGTGATGCCGGAGACACTTTCCTCTGGAAATCGCCCAGCTGCACGGAAAGCATGCTGAGCTGTCTTTTCAGTTCCAGATACGCGCTTGTTTCAATAATCGTAATTTCCATAAAATTATATTTATAAATTCATAACATTCACAAAATAAAATGTTTCCGTATTCTCTCACGGCCTCTTCCATGCCGGGCGGCAAGGAAGGGGGGGCGGCGGTCACGACTCCCCTTCGTCCTTTATTTTTTTGCGTAAAAGTCAAATCCGGCTGTCCCACCGGCCTATAATCCCGAATTTATTTCCTATCTTTATCCCGAAAATACGAATTCATTCAGGGCCGGGGTAATCCTCCGTTCCTGCTGATATATAGACATAACGTTCGCGGAACGCCCTCAAGACGAAATCTGGTACATTTCAAAAGAATAAGGGACTTCTGCGTAAGGCTATGCTATGCGTTGTCATAGCGTGGCTTGCGCAACTCTTATTCTTGGTTTACCAGAGCCACGTCTTGAAGTTGCGTAAGGCCACGCTCTTTTTATGGCCTTCTCCGGAACCATTGTGTAATAAAAAAAAAGAACATTCATATGGCGACGGTTCAGATCCTGGCTTTCATCACCCTTGACGGCTACCTTGCCCGCAGGACTACATTTCCCGATTTGTGGGAACACCCCGATAAATATGGCATCACCCGTATCCGGGAGGGTGCCTTGTCCCGCCTTGACCCTGATGTTTCCTTCATATCCCTTACGGAATGGAAACACGGGCACTCCGGCGTATATCTTGCGGAAGCGGCTTTGGAGACGCTTCCTTTTACGGACAGCCTTCTCCGCTTTGGCATGGCCGACGAGCTGGTCTTGTATGTCCTGCCCCGCTTCCAGGGGGAAGGCTCCCATCTGTTCGAGGGAGGTCCCGGGTTTTCCTTATGGGAGCTGGCCGGGACACGGAGTTTCGACAGGGATGTCTGCCGCCTGCATTACAGACGGGTCGCTGGCGGGTAACGGCTGTCTCTCCACCGGGGTGTCCCTGAATGTCATCTCTATCCTGTAATTCTCGTCCATCTTAAGGGATGCCTCATAGGGCCTTCCCTTCCTGCTGACAAAAGGCAGGAAATCTGTCTTCTTTCCTTCCAGCAGGCAGAGCATCTCCTCGTCGGTCAGCTCCCTTGCGTTGAATGTCCTGAAAAGCAGGAACGCGCAGTCCGGGTCGCCGCACCGGGCCACCTTCCGGTGAAGGGTCAGTGTCTCCATGCCGCATTTGGGACAGCGGTGGCGGGACGGTTCGGGATGCTCGAACCGGACCTCCGAGAGTTCCTCCACGATCTGCCGCGCGTATTCTTCAACCTTTTGTATGAACACGTCCGCGTCCAGTTCTCCCCGCTCGATCTCCTGCAGGTCCTTTTCCCACCGGGCGGTCATTTCCGGATCGGCGATCAGCTTGTCCCTGACAGCCTCATACACCTCCAGCCCTTTCGGGGTGGGCAGCAGGCCGCATCCCTGTCTTTCGACATACCGGCGCGCGATGAGCAGTTCGATGACACCGGCCCTTGTGGAGGAGGTACCGAGTCCGCACCGTTCCATTTCAGACAGCAGCGAGGCTTCCGTAAAGAGCGGCTTGGGAGAGGTTTCCCCGCTTCGGACGGATATGTCCGTTACCGGCAGCACCTCGTCCTGCTCCCAGGAGGGGAACACGGTGTCTTCCTCTTTCCCGGTCTCGCTATAAACGCTTTTCCATCCGGCGTGCACCGTCCGGCGGTATCCGCTCTCGAACAGGGTTCCCCCGCATTCGATGCAGACGTCCGCCTCCTCCCCCGTGCAGTCATCCGAGAAGGCTTCCAGCATCCTGCCTGCGACCATCCGGTAGAGGTTCTGCTCATCAAGCGGCAGTTTGTCGGGTATGTTTTCCGTTATGATAATGGCATGGTGTCCGGTCACCTTGCCGTCATCGGCTACACGGGTGGATAGCACCCTGCCTTCCAGAGCTTCCGCATGACGAGCGAAACACGGGTCGTCTTTCAGAAGGGAGAGCAGTGCCGGCATCCTCTCCAGCATGTCCTCCCGGATATGGCGGCAGGAGGTGCGCGGGTATGAGATGTATCCTCCCTCATACAGCCTCTGCAGGACCGATGCCGTCTGTCCTGCCGTCAGCCCCATCCGGAGGTTCGCCTCCTTCTGCAAGGAGGCCAGGTCATACAAAAGGGGCGGTTCCTCCACCGTTTCCTTTCTCTCCGCCTGTATTACTGTCGCCACATGCGATGCCGCGATCCGGTTCCGGGCGGCGACGGCCTCCTGCTGCTGCATGTATTTTTCCGGGCAGGTGAAAACAAGCTCTTTACCGTCCTTGAGGACCGACAGCTCCAGCCGGTAATAAGGTACGGCGTTGAAATCCCTGTTCTCCAGGTAACGGCGCGAGATAAGGGCGAGCACCGGTGTCTGTACCCGTCCGAGCGAGTGGTTCTTTCTCTTTGCCGCCATGCCGAGCGCGAGGCTCGTGTTGTACCCGATGATCCGGTCGGCTTCCCTCCGTGCCCTGCCTGCCAGGTACAGACCTTCATAGAGACTGTCCGGTCTAAGGTCAAGGAACGCCTCGCGGATCGCATCGTCCGTCAGTGAGGAAAGCCACAGGCGTTCCGTTTTCCCCTTGAAGCCCAGATAGTCATAAAGGTTGCGGGCGACCAGTTGCCCTTCGCGGGAGGTGTCCGTGGCCGTAACCGCCCCGTCCGCTTCCCGCAGCAGCCTGCCGATAATTTCCAGCTGCCTGACGGCTACGAGATCATCCCGGAAACCATCCTCCGTCCTTGTCTGGCGGACGGCGAGTCCGGAGGGGACTGCAAGGGGAAGCATCTCCCTTGTAAAAGGTCTTTCCGGACAGGAAAATGGGGAAACCGGAGCCAGCAGGTGGCCGAACGTTCATGTGACGGCGTAGCCGTTTCCGGTGAGGTACCCGTCTTCCATTTTGTCCGCGCCCAATACGCGGGCCAGTCTTTTAGCCACGAGGGGCTTTTCACAAATCACGACTTTCATTTTCTTACATTTTTATTGTCAGGTTATTATCTGTTGTTGATGGACTATCCTATTTTCGGCCCTTTCTTCGATTTCCCGGCTCCTTTGGCGGGTTTCTCTCCGCTCCGGGCTTTCCTGGTCTTCCCGATTTTCTCGGAAAGCTGCGGCGTATTCTCCATGCTTTCCGTGGGTGAAGGGACAGTCCGGGCGGGAGGAAGCCCCGTGGGGGCCATGTCATACCCTTTGGAGGTCATCTCCAGCCTCACGTGGTCCATCGGCTTGAGGTACAGGGTGGCTTTCCCGTCGGAGGTGAACTCGTAAAGGACCGTCTCCCTTCCGGCGAGGATGCTCTCATAGTTCTGGTAGCAGAGGCTTTCCTGCGGAACACCGTTCTGTCGGAGCATCCCGCAGATCTCGTCGGGGCACAGGTTCCCGAACTTCCTGTCATGCGGCGAGGCGAATATATACTCGTAGGTGGACAGCAGCAGGCTCTCCTGGAGCAGGCTCGGGCAGCGGTCATAGGTGGTCATCCGGTATATTTTCCTGGATATGTCCTTCAGCTGTCGGGAAAGGTCTCGGGGCTTGGAGGAGAGCGGTATGCTTCCCAGGCGGATGAGCGAGCGGTTGATGTCGCTGATGACGCTCCTTTCCCACCTTGCGAGCAGGTCCGCGCGGTTCTGCCGGAAATTCTCACGGAGAATCCCCGGAATTCCTTTGGTGTTGAAGAACAGGCTGACGCGTTTCCATAAGGAGGGTTTCCTCAGGTTGGTGGCGCTCCAACGGATGACATTGAAACGGTAGCCTTCCATGAATTGCCGGAGCGGGTTCCGGTATGAGAAAATATCCCTTATGGTCTTCTGCAGCGCCTTGCGGTCGATGGTACGTCTTCCGGCATCGAGCAGTTCTTCGGGGGTGAATGATTCTGTTGTTTCCATTTCGGTTTATAATTGGGGTTTCACTTTTTGGGAGGCCGTACCCTTTTGTTTGCGGGCCGCCCCCTTTTTCTTCTCGCCGGTAGCCGGGGGGAACGTCTTCTTTTCCGGGCTTTCCGCCATGCGGCGTATCCTTTCCGCATACTTGTCCGCTTTCTGCTCCCGGGAGGGCATCTCCCTGCGGATTCCTTCCCTTTTCAGGAGGAATTCCGCGATGGTCCTGGACTTTTCCCGAAGGTCGTGTATCCTCTCCTCATAGGGGAAATCCCGGTATAGATCCCTTTTTCCCGCGAGCGTGCGGAGCTCTTTCTCGATACCGGCGAACTCTTTCCCGTAACGGAACGGCCCGTCCATATACAGGTGGGCGTATCCCTTCCGGGCGATATCCTGCAGGGTCATGATCTCACGGTTGCCTGCGGAGAGTGTCAGGGAGTTGGCCTTTACGAAACGCTCCAGGTTCTCCGCCGTGGGCGACATGTCGAAAGATACCGTCGGAAGATAGCCGGCAAGGAGTTCCAGCGGGGGCTGCGAGGCGGGGAAATCCCGCCCGTTGTTCCGAGACATTTCCAGCAGCTTCCGGGAGGCCGTTTCGATCCGGTAGATGGAAAGCGTTTTCAGCCCTTCCCATGCGGTGGAATAGAAACGGTCCGCCATGTCCTGCAGCATCCCGCGCATACGCTCCGGACCCTGCAGGCCGTCGTTGAATACCCTGACACCCCGTTCCGTCTTCACGAAAGTAAGGCGGAACAGGGCTTTCTTACCTTCCGAGGTTCTTTCCATGGCGGTCTCATAGGCCTCGTAGTTCCGGCAGCCGGACGAACGCTCCATCTCTTTGAGGGCGGTACGGTCTATCTCCCTCCCGTGCGCCCTCAGGTAGACGGCCCGTCTGAGCGGGACCGGGTTCCCTCCGGATATCCCGTCGTATCTGGGGATGAGCTTCCATACTTTCCCGGGGTGTTCCTCCTGGAGCTCCTCCCTTGTCGGGAGCATTTTTTCCGGCACTCCTTCCAGGGCCAGCAGCAGGTTGTCCGGGACCGTCCCGTTTCCCTCCCTTATGGCTTTGTCGGCGGCATGCCCGATGAATTCCATGAAGGGATCCGTGCCCTGCGGCCTGTGTCGGACCACCATGAAGGAGTTTATCCGGTTGTCCGGACACAGTTCCAGATAGAGGTTTCCGTGTTTTTCCTCCCGGGGGCGTTTCCAAGACCTTTTCAGCCGTTCCAGCCATGCCATGTTATATCCGTCTTTTAGGGGTTCCATTTGCTTTCTTCCGTCTGTTTATTGTCTTTTTACCGGCAAGCGGTTCAGATGCGGGCTTAAGTCCTTTTCCCTGTATGGGAGACACGTGTTCCCGAACTTTGTATTCCGTTCTGAGGATTCTCTCCGCCATGTTCATGGAAGCCTGTCCAAGTGCCCGGTACATCACAATGTCGTTCCTTTCCAGGCAGGCCTGCCGACGTTCATACAGGCTGCGGAATCCGGCCCGGTGGACGGATACCTTCTCCAGCTGTCCGGGATCCGACAGCCCCCTGGCACGGATTCCGGTCAGGGCGGCGATCTCGTTCGCCTCGTCCGTGGCATTGAGGCCGAAGGTCTTGACAAACCGCCTGAACGCCTCACCGTCCGCGTGCATGGGACAGCCGGCTGACGGATGGAGGCCGGCTACAAGGGAGTCCGGCTGGTAACGCGCCTTTTGGGGGACGAACTCACGCCGGCCCTGCGGGGTGAACATAAAGGCGCACCTTTTGGCCGCGTCCGATATGCCTTTATCGGATGTGCTGAAATGGTATACCTCCAGTTTTTCCAGCCCGTGGAGCTCGGGGGAAAAATACCGGTCCGCGTGGTACCGCAGGTAACCCTCCAGGCATTGCAGCCCCCGGCCCGAGTCGTCGAACAGGAGCACGCCCTTGTCCGTGCGGACGGCGGAGAGGGTGCGCTCGGGCAGGGCATTCTCCCTTTTTTCGTGGTAGGCATGGTACGCTTCCAGTATTTTTCTGTTATCCGGGCTATCCAACAACTGTTCCGTCTTTTCCAGTATGGCCCACATCCCTTCCGGCAGGCCGCCTCCTGTAGTTTCATGGATGAACGTGAGGCTGCGCAGGTCAATCGAGGGCAGGTCGCGGATGTTGCCTTCTCGGATATAGTCGTCCAGCAGTTCCGGAAGGCCGTCGTCCGTCCGTTCCGCCCCTGCAAGGCAGTATACGGACTCGTTGGGTACATACGCCCCGCCCAGGGCCAGCTCCGCCTGCCGGAGCAGATAATCGCCGCATTCATGGTCACTGTGGCATACGGCATAGTCCGCCAGCCTGCCTTTTCTGTCCACATTGAAAAGGACGAGCGGTCCGCTCTGTTTCAAATCGGTTTCTTTTTCCATATCGTGATATTTTAAATTTCTTTATATCCCGACAGGTTATGATATTTTCCTGCCGGTGGATTTACGGGGAGTCTTTCGCTTCTCCGGTATTTTTTCTTGCGGACTGACAGGATGCGGGATACCGTCCTTTACCCGGTAGGTCCTGATAGGGAACGGTTCACCGGATACCAGCAGTTTGTTCCGTGTAAAGTCCGCCATGCAGTACAGCAGGTGCCGGGAGGCGGGGCGGTCATTCTCCGGCAGGTACAGGGCGTTCCCTTTGGCCAGTATCCCGAGTTGCACCTTGTCCAGCACCCTGTTTCCCACAAGAAGGGAGGTGTCGGGGGCATTGAGGTATTTCTCCAACGAGCGGTGGCCCCTTACGTCGAAGTCCCGGTGAAGGATATCCTCCGCCGCTTTTTTTATTTTGAGGGAAAGTTCCTTGAAGGCTTGCACGTCGAACAGGCCGGCGGATTTGACCTGGGTCACCTTTTCAAGCTGCTCGGCCAGGGGCAGCAGCTCCCGGTAATAGGTGAACGGTTTGTCATGGATGTTCATATAACCGTGTTCCCTGATGGAGAGCAGGCGGTAGATATCCTCGTTCTCCGGCTTTCGGGATAGTTCGAGCCCCATATACCCCCTCACTTGGGAGAACAGCCCGGAATACCCCTCGGATGTCGGACTCATGGGGACGTAGAGTTTCGGTTCGAGGCGGTTGATGAATTCTGCCGGGAGGAGACCGGAGGAAACATGCCCGCCCTTTCTGTCCCCGCCCGGTAAAAGTCCCCTGCGGCAGCTGCTGTTGATATGGGAGGCCAGCTCCTTCCGTAAACCGGAATACTCATAAATTTCCAGGGCCCCGTCATGGGCATGGGGATCGAAGAAATGGTCGGCGGTATGCTGGAGATAGCTTTCAAGGCCTTCCTTGCCGGTATTGCTGTCGGAAAACAGCAGATAACCGGACTCCCGCCGCACCACTTTCAAAGGTGTTGTCTTGTTTTTCTTTTCCATACTGTCTTTCTTGATTTTACAATTTTACATTTTATGACGGGGGCCCGTCTTCTTTTTTGTACTTCTCAGAGAAACGGAGGACCTCTTTTCCGTATCCTGTTTGAATCCGATGGTTTCACGGTCTCCGGGCGGGCGGCTGCCAAAGACGATGCGCCCGGTATTCCTATCCACCCATGCATATGCGTGAGCGGGGTCGGTCCGGATTTCACGGGGCAGGTACAACCCAAGGCCGGCTTTAAGAATGCCCCGCTGGGAAACGGACAGCCTGACTCCCTCCACGCTGACCTCGGGGACGGGATCATCCAGTATCCTTCCTGCCGAGCGGTGTCCGCGGACATCGTAGGCGGAGTCCAGCAGTCTTTGCAGCTGCTGCCTGGTCTCACGGGTCTCATCCCTTTCGTGAGGAGCTGCTTCCGATATGTGCCGGAGCGTTTCCAGACACCTGTCGTAACGTTCCAAGGCTTCCAGAGTGTCGGCGATATTTCCGTTACGATGGCTGACCGAGCAACCGGCATTGTGGCAGAAACTGCGGAAATCCTCCGCTGTCGGTCTCATCCCGTTCCGGTAACAGACATCCAGCCGGAAATCCTCCGGCTTTCGCATGTAGGGATATGCCGCAAGGGAGATTTTCTCCGAATTGACCGGAGAGAGATCAGAAAGTACACCTTCCGCCTCATAGACGCATACCGGTCCCAGGTCGAATGACGGATCGAAATAGCTGTCTGCCATTCCTTGAAGGAATTCCCGAAGGCTCCTCCTGCCTTCTTCCGTATGGGTGAAGAAGAGGAATCCCCGGGATGTCTCTACAGCCGTATAGGTCAGGGAAGGGATATTGTTCCGTTTTTCCGGTTTTTCCTCGGGGCTGACCCTTCAGGGCAAGCACCTCATGATGCCTTCGGGACAGCACCTTGATATTTCCGGCTGTCTCATGGATGCCTCGTCCAGTTTGATGACAATGTAAAAGTCCGTCTCGTTCCGACCTGTCTCGCAAAGGGCGGTGACGGTTCCCTTGTACGGGTAGCTTTCAGGGGATTCAGGATCATCCCCGACAATCCGCATTCCGATTCTGACTTGCTCTTTTCTGATCATGGCTATATTTTAGGTTTGTTCTTTTGGACCTTTCCGGGCTTGTTCTCCTTTTGCCGGTCGGAAGTACCGTACCCCCGTACCCGAAAATCCGTTCTCAGGATATGATCCGACTTTTCCCGCATCTCCTCCAGTATTTTTTCCATGCTGTCCCCTGTGGAAAGGCCGTTCACGCAATCATCCATCCTCCTGACGAATTCCTTGAACTGGAAATGGTAGGCGAAAGCCGGATCGAGAATGATGGTCCTGTCGAAATGCTTCTGCAAGGTGAGCAGCCGGAAGATATCCCTATTGTTCCCTTCCGGCCGGTAGCCGGAGAAGTCCTCCAGGCGGTATTCCGTATCGGAAGGAGCCATGTCCGTGGCGAACTCCAAAACCCATCCTTTCTTTTCCGACGCTCCGATACCGGCGTATGCGTCGAAAAGGTCGAACGTGTATCTGTTTGTTCCCGACTCTTTCCGGCAGGAGATGTCGGTGAGTCCGTATAACCTGTCGGAAGGTGAATCCACGCGGTATTGCCTGATGGGACCGGAAGGCGCATGCATCGAAAAATAGTTATCCAGCAGGAACTTATAGAAGTTTTCAGTCCCTTTCCTTCCGATGTCGCTGCCGCTGAACACCAGTACACCTTTGGGAGTCTCGATGACGCGCAGGGGCAGCTTGTACCCGGGGATGTATTTGTACCTTGCGGCCAGTTCGTCCTGCCGCCGGCGGAACTCCACGAGCCGGTCAATCTGCCCGGCATCGAGGCGAAGAATGCCGCCCGGCTCCACCGACAGCCCTTCGGAGCGTATGAAGACCATGTCGCGCAGGTTGACACTTACCACCGGCTTCAGCCTGTTCTTTTTGATATGGGGCAGCAGCATGCCGGTGATATACTCTTTGACGGGGGTATCCCGATAAAAGGGAGGAAGGTCGGACATGCGGGGGAAGCGGTAGACCTCCATACGGGTGTCAGGGATGAAGGCCGATATCCGGGCGGTCTCCACCCCGACATGCAGGAGGCTGAGAAACTGGTAGGTCATGCCCTTCTGATCCGGATTGACAGGATAAAGCTGGTAGGAGGAGTCGGCATGGGGCTTTTCCCTGCCCGTCTCGTAACAGACCAGGAGGCCGCCTGTGCCGTCCTCCTGGGACAGCTCTTCCAGCCGTTTTATGTTTTCATTTACGGATGTCATGGCCGGTTACATTTTGGGGATTATGGATTGTCTGGTCCGTCCGGCCGGTTTCCCGGCTGTCTCCTTAAGGCCGGCCGTCTGTTCCTGCCCCTGTTTTTTCTCCGGCTTGAGGGTACTGCGTTCCCACAGGAATTCCGTGCCGCGCTCGGCCGCGCTCATCTGGATGGAGGTCCGGTACACCTTCCCGTTCGAGGACTTGAACTCGATGGGTACCTCTTTTCCTGCGGCGTAATCGGCATATTCCTTGTCGCTCAGCACATAGTCCTTGATCTTGCGCGGGCAGCGTGCCTGGTCTGCCGGGAGGAAGAACATCTCGTTGGTCACCGGATCCTTGGACAGGTAGCAGGGCTTTATTTCCTTGGTGCGGTAGTCCGTGACCAGATTGACAATCCGGCCCGCGTTGCCGGTACGGTTCAACGCCTCCAGCACGTCCTCCTCCAGTTTATATCCCCGGTATTCCTGCCCGATTTTCGGTGCCTGACGGATGAAGTGCAGGTCGAACTTGACCGCCCCGTTCTCGTCGCGGAAGAGCGAGAGCTTGGCATCCCCCTTCTGGCGTCCCAGCTCGGTGTTCATGGAGATGTCATAGGCTATGCCGGACTGTCTGCCCTGCAGCAGTTTTTCCATGTCGCCCGTCTGTCTGAGCACCTCCGGGGTAAGCCCGTAACGCTCGGCCTGCTCCCAGTTGATCTCCCGCTCGTTGAAGAAATGGTTGTTGTAGATGCGGTTGTTCTTGGAAAGCTCGCGGCGGACGGCCTCGTTCTCGGGGCGTTGGGCCTCCTCGATTTTCCTGGCTGCCTGTTCCACCGGGGTATTTTCCTCCATCCGGTAAAGGGAGAAACGTGTGGGGTTGTTGTACTGGTAGAGGAAGTTCTTCCCGAAGTTGGTGAAGAAATTCCCGAAGCGGTCCACGCGGACGAACTGCCCCTTGTTTTGTTCGCTGGCCTCGAGCGTCTCCAGCTCACCGTTTGCCGCGATGCCCTTGATGCCTTTCGCCTTCTGTTCCTTCTTGTCGTAAGCCATCAGGTAACCCTGTTCCTGAGTGGCGTTTTCGCTGCCTTGAGCAGCGGGATTTACTTCTTGCATGACTGTTAAATTTAAAGGTGAATGAATCATTTCGGGAGGTAAAATTAGTATCTTCGCCATTAAATAAATTGATTATGAGAAAGTTGTCATTAATAGTCATGTTTTGTCACCTTTTGTCACTTTCCGCCTGCCTGGAGGATGGAGGAAGAGGGGCGGAAGGTGGCGGGGAAATGTTAAACGGACGTATCCGGGGACCGGGGAAATGAACGGAGGAATGAGGGCTGCGGCAGACGGTCGTCATCCTGTCGGATTATCCGGTCCTGTTCCCTCTTGACGGCAGGCGTACCCGCTACCGGGTGTCCTCCGGGTTCGGAAGCAGGATGCATCCCCTTAAGGGACGGAGAATATTCCACAAGGGGGTGGATCTGGCGGCCCCGTATGGCGAGCCGGTATATTCGGCAGGAAACGGCCGGGTAATCTCCGCCGGCTACAGCCCGGGTTACGGCTGGTTCGTCCGCATCCGCCATAAAGGTGGATACTCCACCCTATATGCGCACATGAGCCGGATCCTTGTAAGGAAAGGCGAAACGGTACGTATCGGACAGCGCATCGGAAAGGTCGGAAGCACGGGGACGTCCACCGGCAACCACCTGCATTTCGAACTGCAAAAAAACGGCCGGCTGCTGGACCCGGTGGAATGGTTCGGCGGGCGGTTCTAATTTCTTACTGTTTATCAATCATACGACGAGTCATGAACATTGAAGAAGCGAAAAGGATTCCGCTGGAGGATTACCTCCGGCGGATGGGATTCTCCCCCGTAAAGGAACAGGGGGACAGTTTGTGGTACCGCTCGCCTTTCCGGCAGGAGCGTACACCCTCATTCAAGGTCAGCCTTTCCAGAAACCTGTGAATCGACTTCGGCGAGGGGACGGGAGGCAGCATCATCGACCTGGCGCAAAGGCTGTACGGGACGCGCGACATATCCTCCGTATTGAAGGGCATAGAGGGACACTTTCCCGTGTCCACGCCCGCTACGGCACCCCGGAGGGCAGCCGCCACGCCTCCAGCATTCGAGGAGCTGTGCGTCTCGCCGCTCCGTAATACGGTGCTGCTGGACTACCTGGCAAAGAGGGGGATTCCTTCCGGCATCGCCGCGAGGGAGTGCGTGGAGGTGCATTACCGCATGCGCAGCAAATGGTATTTCGGGATCGGGTTCGGAAACCGGAAAGGTGGCCTGGAGATACGCAACCCTTATTTCAAGGGTTCGACCTCCCCAAAGGACATCACGCATCTGAGGCATGGGATGCAGGGGGACGGAAAGACGACGGTTCTGGTGTTTGAGGGTTTCATGGACTATCTTTCGTACCTTGCGCTCAAACAGGGAAAGCCGGTGCCGGACTGCGTGATACTCAATTCGGTCGGCAACCTGCCCGGGGCGTTGGACGTGCTGAAAGGTTACGGGCATGTCTGCTGTTTCCTGGACAATGATGATGCGGGCCGGAAAACCACGGAGGAGATCAGGCAGCAGTGCGGGAGCGTGACGGACAAGGCGGCGCACTACCTGCCACACAAGGATCTGAACGAGTTTCTGCAGCACCGCCTGAAAAAGGCGGTGGAAACGCGTGCGGAACAGAAACAGGGAAGCGGGTGAAAAATAAGACGGTAGGGCGCTCCCGTATATGGGGTGCGATAAAGCGAAAAGAGGCTTTCCCTCCCCGGGGATATGTCCCGGAAGTCGGATAGAGGGCTTCCCGGGGTATCCCGGTGATGGGATGGCCTCTTTTATTCAAAGGCGTGAAAGCAAGTAGTAAAAAACTTGTTTTTTTAGAATGATATCCCGCTCATAAACCGCAAATTAAAAAAGGATGAATGCCGGGCATTCCTTAAAAATACAGGTTGAGCATCAAATACACATATGCTTTCTTATGCATGGGGTCGGAATCCCTCAGTTCAAACTGGATTTTGTCCTCACGGGCAAGCCATCCGATGGCGCTGGCCAGTTCCAGATCGTCAAATCCCGTGCATTTTTTCAATTCTTCCAGTTCCCATTTGCGTTGGTTGTCCTGATTCATCAAGCGCCAAAGTTTACCTGCATTTTCTCCTATAATGTGTTTATCCATATTCCTGTGTAATTAATAATTGTAAACTGTTTTAGCCGTAAAATGCATTTTAGTATCTCAAAGATATAAATATGTTTCAAATTGAAATGAGATAAAATTAAAAAAATGGTTTATCATCATCGTCCATTAAATATAATTAACCTTCTACGGAATGGCTTGCTCGTATCCATTTATCGGGTGGATACAGATGTGCCTTGTCAGAACCGTTTTTCGGAACCTTTTGACAGAGAAAACAAAAACAACCGTCCGTAAAACTCGCATATGTAATCTGAGGAAGGCCTTGTTCGCACAAGGATTATCGGAGAGATGTGGATAACCATATCTATGGGTAGAGCATTTGAAGATGGGGCTTGCCAGAGGTGGGGAGTGCGGGCTGTCTGCCGGGAGGGTGATACGGAACCAGACTGCGTAATGATCAACTCTGTCAGCAACCAGCCCATGGTGTCGGACATGCTGAACGGTTACGGGCATGTCTACTGTTTTCTGGACAACGGTGACGTGGGTCGGAAAACGATGGAGGAGATCAGGAGACAGTGCGAGGGCTTAACGAACAAGGCGGCGCACTACCTGCCTCACAAGGATCTGGACAAATTCCTACAGCACCGCATGAAGAAGGCGGTGGAAACATGCACGGAGCTGAAATAGGGAAGCGGGTGAAAAATAAGAAGGTAATCATAAGGTCCGGAATATAATTTGATGAAAAGCTTTTGCCTGTCTTACAAAAATAACTTCCTTTTAAGAAAAGCGGCTAAAAACGATCAAGCAATATCAAACTTTTCTGTTATAAATCATCTTTTCATATTTTTCTTTAAATGAGAAATCGTAAATCAATTAATATCACTACCTTTGTGGACTTTTTCGCTGACGCGTTTTAAATAATCTGTCCATTAAGTATAGTAGTATGAGTTTTTTTATAGTTTCAATTATAGATCCGGATTTGGAGGATATCTTGGGTCAGATTGTAGGTGAGGATTTCTCCTTATCCAGAGATCGCGCCCAGCTATTGATTACTAAGGAAGTAATGCGGCACTTAAAAAGATTCCATGATGATACCAAGATCGTAATAGAACGCAACTATGTAGATAAGGTTTATAGGGATAGCTATTATACTTATTACGCCTCCAAACGTACTTCTTACGGAAGAGATGCCATTAAGTTATCTTTTTTCAGCGATGTGGCAGACCAGATAAGAATTGATACGTTCAAGAAAACAGACAAAGTAACTTTTTTGGAAGAAAGTTACCGTGGGTTTATAGTGTTACGTCCGACTCCTCCCTACATTGTCGGAAGAAGTGCAATAGCTCCCAATTTATTAAAATCCAATTCTTTTAAAACATGTTTGGCTTATATGCCTTCTACAGCGGTTGGTTTAAAAGTTTGTGCACAGGCGTTTCCCTTCTCGTCACAGGATACCGAGACGATCAGTTGCGCGGAAACGATGATTTGGGCACTGATGGAATACTATGGCAATAAATATGCGGAATATTCACCAGTGCTGCCATCACAGATTTTAAATATATTGAAACAGAATATAGTGGAGAGACAATTGCCTTCCTCCGGTTTGTCGGTAGACAGCATGTCATATTTGCTTAAAGAATGTGGATTTGGTCCTAAGCTGTATTCACGTAAGGAATTTGCCTCAGATTTCAATATGCTGCTGAGTTGTTATGTTGAAAGTGGGATTCCTGTTATTATCGCTTTGGATAATGCCGAAGCCGTAAAAAATAAAAAGATTGAACGGTTGATTGGACATGCTGTATTGTGCATTGGACATGAGGATATAACTGAGGATACGGTGAGGACTATTACGAGTGAGGATTTTCCTCTGAAGAATGGCAAGGGAGTACTTAAAATAAAGGATTGGGATACTATCTCCAAGAAATTTATTTTTATCGATGACAATTTCCCTGTCTATCAGGCGGACAGTCTGGATATGCCAACAAAAAGATATTTGGATATTCCAGAAAGTGAATATACAGATGCTGAAGCCAAAAAGAAAGCTGATAAAGAATGGGCTGCTTGTAAAATCTCTCATTTTATTGTCCCTCTTTATAAAAAGATTTATCTAGAGGCGTATGTTGCAAAAAAATTCGTCAAAGAATTGCTTTCTTCCGAATACTTTGAATATGCAGATAACAGAGAGATTCATATAAGAACTTTTTTATGTTCAGCGCGTTCATATCGTAAATATGTAATGTTAAGTGATATGCCTGACAAACTAAAAAGTCTTATTATGGAGAAAAGTTTTCCAAAATTTGTATGGATTACTGAAGTGACAAGCCACTGGACTGCTTTTGGCAGGACAAACGGAGTGGTTATCTTGGATGCGACAGAAGCTAATACACTGGACTATCGTCCTTTGATATTTGCGATATGTAATGGTTTTATCGTGCAATATGACAAGAATACGAAATCAATCGCTTCTTGTCAAATAACCGGTTGTGATTTTTCTGTATTTGATAAAAATCTTAAAAAACTATCATAAATATGCCAAAAACAATTGACTTGAACAAGTATGCAGTGTTTGAAACACCCCAACTTGAAGTAAAAAAAGTGTATGATACTATAGAAGATTATAAGGCTGTTGAAAAATTTAACAAATCAATGGTTGAGGTTCATCGTGATTATTTCACAAAGGAGAAACGCTCATGCATATCTGCCAAAAAATTGGTTCTGACTGAATAACATGATATCATATAGGATAGGAAAAAGTATTTAGTGATACACTAAATGCCTTCCTTTTTGAGATTCCAGCCATATTGTTTTATGCGGGATGTTTTGGTGTTCTAGCTAACCGCTGGATCGGGTCAATTTGTATGTTTTTTGTGATTTTTTTATAGCACAAAGAATAAACAGGAATTCACCTTATATGAAAAGGTTGGAAGGAGCAGGCGGATGGGAGAAAATCTCCCACCCGCCTGCTTTGCTTTATCAGGGTATCCGCCCGCATTAATAGTTCCTTATCAGCAGCTCGTTGACCGGTTTCCGTTTCTCGGCGATGGAGCAGACCGAGCGAAAGATGCTCAGCCGCTGGATATGGAAGCCGTCGTATAAATCATCGAAGAAGGTATTGGTCGGATCCTTCTCGCACGGATCCGAGTTGGAGAGCATTCATTTGCTGCCGGCATCCCCCAGATCCCTGCAAAACTCAGCCAGGCGGATCTGGTCGTTGTCGTCGAAGTCGTCCGGCATGTAGGAGGTACAGCCGCCCGACTCGTTGACAGGCTTGTAGGGAGGATCGAAATAGAAGAAGGTTTTCTCTCCGGCATACTTCGCTGTCTGGTGGTAGTCGCCCTCCAGGATGGTCACGCCCTGGAGCAGGCCGTGGTTGACACGTATGAGTTCCTCTTCCAGTATTTTCGCTCGGTTGCCCGCACCAAACGTCACGGAGAGCTTGCCGCTTCGGTTTACCGAATAGATGCCGTTGTAGCAGGTGCGCATGAAGAAGATGAACAGCGCCGCACGGGTGACATCGTCCGGGCCGCCCTCGTTGAAGAATGCGCGTTTCTCCAT